GATGGATGGTTGAGAAGTTCAAAGGTATGATCTTCCAACTTGAAAGAGATGCTAACGCAATCGCACAGGAAACTCGTAGAGGGAAGGGGAACATCATCCTCTGCTCCGCAGACGTTGCTTCCTCACTAACAGCTGCTGGTCAACTAGACTACACTCCTGCACTTTCATCTAACATGAACGTTGATGATACTGGTAACACATTTGCTGGTACTCTAAACGGTAGATACAAAGTTTACATCGATCCATTCGCTGCAAACCTAAGTGCTGATCAGTACTACGTTATGGGATACAAGGGTTCTAACCCTTATGATGCTGGTCTATTCTATTGCCCTTACGTTCCACTACAGATGGTAAGAGCAGTTGGACAAGACACATTCCAACCAAAAATTGGTTTCAAAACCAGATACGGAATGGTTGCTAACCCATTTGCTGAAGGTACAACTCAAGGTCTTGGTAGAATTACTGGTAACAGTAACAGATACTACAGAAGAGTTAAAGTTACAAACCTTATGTAAGCGAGACGCTTATATTTCTCAAAGACCTCCTCTTGCAGGGGGTCTTTTTTTATAGTATAATAGTTACATATATAATGATGCCTATGCAGGAAACTGGTAGGTGGGATCCTTCCCTTAAAACTAATTCAAACTAACGTTAATTAGAGGTAATAGTATGACATTAGCAATGTCGGAATTGTTGCGTGTAGAAACTCCGTATGAACAATTCAGTAAGAATTTTAAACAAGTTGTAAATAGTAATAATTTTACAAAAAATACAGTAAAGATTTTCACTCTTCAAACAGGTGGAGGAAAATCTCATTTTCAGGATACAGAAATGCCATTAATCCTGAAAGATGCATTTCCTAATTTAAAATATATTTTTAGATTATCTCCAACAGTAGAGGTTGCACGAGATGGCACATTTGATAACATTTCCCAATTAAATTCCAATTGTGATTACGTATTAAAATCTTCAACTGATCCTTCACCAGATTTTTTAGATTTAGCATCACTTGTTGATAATGTAATTCTATGTGTTTCTATTACACATAATTATTTTATTCATAATATTGAAAGACTTATACAATACGCATCACAATCTGTATTGTGTATTGAGGAAGCACATCAATTTATTGGATGTGCTGATAGAGGAAGAGACCCTTATATGACAGTTTCTGGATATGGTGCAGAGTATACAGCAGAAACTTGGCAAAGAATTGAGAGATGGAAGAATATTAATCCTCGTGTAATTGGATTTACTGCAACTCCTACAGTACATCACACACAAAAAGATAAGTCATTAACTAATCAATTTGATACCGTTAATGATCTAGTACCATTAGATAGCATTCTTCCATTTCAATCATGGTTAGATAAAACTACAGAATATCCCTTAGAAAGATATCAAGGAGCAAGAGATATTAAAAATCATGTACAAAATAGTATTGATACTTTATTCAATAAAGAAGAAAAGTTAGAAGATCTAAGAGTAAAAGATTCTAATATCAATCCTAAACTGACTGGTTACTATATTTGTGGTGATACAAGAGGGGTGTGGGGATGTCCTATTGATGATGTAAGAAATACTATAGCAGATTATCTTTTATCTATTGGAATTAATGCTAATAGTAAAATGATTGCCACTATGAGGGAGGGTAATAATAACTCAGATGGTGGATGTATTATTTGGGATCTTGAAGGAAATAAAGAAAAAGTAGATAACTCAAAGATTTTATTTTCTAGATTAGAAGATCCAAATGATCCTGTACGGTTTTTACTTGTAGTTAGTAGAGGAAGATCAGGTATTAATGTTCATAATTTAGCAGTTAATGTGGTATGTCGAATTAGAGATCCTAAAGAAATTCGCACTCATATTCCTATTCAAATTTTTGGTAGGATGGTAAGAACAAATACAGGTACAGGTAATATAATTCGCACCAAATATTCTAATAATCTAGATGTGTATCTTAAAAAATACTCAGAAGATTATAATGTAGATATAAGCACTGTAATTGAAACTATTAAGATTGCAAACACATTTGATATTTGGTATCCAGAAAATCCTAAAGCAAAAAGAACATGGAATACTGCTCTCAAAGAATTCAAGAAGTATTATGTCAATTCTGCTTTATTAGGATATCAATATCTATATAATGTTACTGGAGTAGAAAATCCATATGGACATATTCATGATGGAAAACTTGCCGATTGTCCTTGGTGTAATGAAATGGTTGAAGTATTTGAAGATAATGGTGTTGTAACTCTTGAAAGATTCTTTGTAGATTGATTTCCAAAGAGACCCCTTTACAGGGGTCTTTTTTTATGCTATAAATATGGTAGTCAAATAATACTATGAAAGATCAAGGATCTATTTCCACTGGCGAAACACCAGAGGTACGATGGAATCGAGGACTTGACATTTTTATAGAGTCTGTTCACGCACCTGATTCCAAACTGAGAGGTTGTGCACATAATCAGCATTGCTACACAGAGTTGATGGATATTAGAGAACATGTGCTAGAATATCTACAAAGTTTACGTAAATGAATGAACGGTAGAATTAATAAAGTAATGATGGTTGCGAGAGTCATGAGAATAAAACAAGGTATAATGGAAAAGCATTGGTATCCTGAGTGGAGTGATAAAGAAAGATGGGCTGCTCAACAAGCCCTAAATAATGTTTTAGATGTTCTTGATGAATACTGGGAGTAATGGCAAACACTAGGGTTAGAGGTGCTACACCTCCATTTAAACTAAATGAACCTACTAATAGGAATTTCCTATCAATAGTTGGGTTCAAGTTTTTGCTGAATCGTTGTCCTAAAGTTAGTTTCTTTTGCAATCAAGCAAATATACCAACTGTAACTCTTGGTACCACAACGCAAGCATCTTACCTTCGTCAAATACCTATACCTGGCACAGAGTTATCTTACGAAGATCTGACTCTTAGTTTTATAGTTGACGAGAACTGCGAGAATTACTTGCAGATATATAATTGGATTACTGGACTAGGATTTCCTGAGTCACTACAACAGTATGAAGATCTGAAGAAAGTAAATAGATTTTATCCTGACGCTGCTGAAAGAGATCAGTTTGCAGAAAGGTCTGATGGAACATTGATAGTTTTGAATAGTGATTACAACCCAAGTATCTCTATTAAGTTCAAGGATTTATTTCCTGTTGCACTATCTGGTGTACCATTTGACTCAACAGAAACAGAGCAAAGATATTTTACCGCAATGGTTACCTTTAAATATACTATTTTCGATGTGATTGACGTAAATGGAACCAAGGTCTAAGACTTTAAGTCTTGAGATGATTCAAGACATGTGGGAAAAAGACGCAAAGATGAATCAAGATGAACTTGATACTGAGTCTCTACGAATCCCACAATTACACGCTACTTATTATGAACTATATAATACGATACTGCTCATGCGAAAGCGTGAAGAGCAGACACATTGTAATGTTCTACTAGATCGGAGAAAGTATTATACAGGTAAGGCAACTGCGTCTGTATATGAAGCAGAACCATTCCCTTACAAGGTCAGAGACAAGGATGACCTCAAGTTATATCTTGAAGCAGACGAGAAACTCAGAAAGACCAAACTAAAAATCGAATACTATGACACTATGTTGAAGTATATCGAAGAAATACTAAGACAAATCTCCAATAGAACTTACCAGATAAAAAACGCTATCGAATGGAGACGTTTCAACGCTGGTTATGGCTGATCTAATTATAAGAAAGAAGAATGAAGTCTTTCTAAAAATTGATTGCGACCCACACATACGACACGAGTTACAGGACGAGTTCACCTTTGATGTACCAGGTGCTAAGTTCATGCCTCAGTATCGTAGTAAATACTGGGACGGTAAAATAAGATTATTTAATTTACAGAAGCAAGAAATATATGTCGGTCTGTTAGATAAGATCACGTCTTTTTGTAAGAGATACGATTACGAATTTGAATTTGAGAACTCCAAGTATTACGGACTGCCATACGAAGAGACGGAATCAATTTCGTATGAGGGGGTGAAGGACTATCTAACTCGAATCTCGAAGTACAAACCTCGTGATTATCAGATTGATGGTGTGACTGATGCATTACAGAAGAATCGTAGATTGATTATATCACCAACAGGGTCTGGTAAGTCCTTGATGATCTATGCAGTTACACGATACCACGTAGAACATAAAAGGTCAACCCTCATTATTGTCCCTACTACCTCTCTTGTAGAACAGATGTATAAGGACTTTGTAGATTATGGATGGAATGTCGATGGAATTTGTCATAAAATTTATGCTGGCAAAGACTTGATGAGTCAGAACCCAGTCATTATAAGCACATGGCAGTCAATATACAAGTTACCTAAAGATTGGTTCAATAGATTTGATGTTGTAATTGGTGACGAGGCACATCAATTCAAGTCTAAATCATTAGTAAGTATCATGACTAAACTCTATGACACAAAATACAGGTATGGTTTCACAGGTACGCTTGATGGTACACAAACTCATAAGTGGGTACTTGAAGGTTTGTTCGGACCCTCTTATAAGATCGTCAATACTAAGGAACTACAGGAGAAGGGTTACCTAGCAACACTAAACATCAAAGTTCTGTTACTCAAGCATGATCCAAAAAGATTTGACACCTATCAGGATGAAATAGAATATATTATAGGTCATGAAAAAAGAAATAAATTTATTAAAAACCTAGTGCTGGACTTGAAAGGTAACACTTTAGTTCTCTATAGTAGGGTTGCTACCCATGGAGAGGTGCTATTCGACCTAATAAATAAAGATGATAGAAAAGTCTTCTTCATACACGGTGGTGTAGATGTCGAAGAAAGAGAATCTGTCAGGAGTATAGCAGAGGTTGAATCCAATGCTATAATTATTGCATCCTTTGGAACTTTCTCCACTGGTATCAATATTAAAAACCTCCATAACATTGTCTTTTCTTCTCCTTCTAAGTCCAGAATTAGAACTTTACAATCTATCGGCAGGGTCTTACGTAAAAGTAATTCCAAGTTGAGTGCTACATTATATGATATAGCGGATGATACTAAGAAAGGATCAGTCCAGAACTATACTTTGAACCACTTGATTGAACGAATCAAATACTACAACGAGGAAAAATTCAACTATGACATCATCCAAATCAAAATTTGAAGAACCGTATGAAGACTTTCTTGCGGCTATCAAACTTGTAAGTGGTGAAGAGATACTGTCAAAGGTTGTTGTGTGTAGTGATGATGACGATAGAATTATCCTAGAGAATCCAGTTGTATGTCAAGAGGTTCGCACCCCTGGTGCGAATATCCCGTTGGGATATAAATTTGAACCTTGGATGAAATTGACTGATGAAGAGGTCTTCATAGTTGACATGAATAGAATTATTACAATGTCTGAGATAAGAGATAAGGAAGTAAATAAAACATATTCCACAATCATCAAGCAAGGGTTCGCTCGCTCACACCCTGAAATAACTAAAGAAATGGGATATATAAACTCTGTAAATGAAGCACGTAGACAGTTTGAAGAGATATACAAGAAAGACTCTAAGGATACAAAAGAAACTTAATACCTGTCCTTTCAACCCCCACAGGGTTATTGTACACAGTTTTGACAAGTATGTCAAGTGTGCTATAATTAAATACAGAAACACGCACAGTAATGCCACGTAAAAGATCAGAGCACTACGTCAATAACAAGGAGTTTCTTGCTGCAATTATTGATTATAAAGACCAAATTATTATTGCTGAAAGAAGAGGTTTACCTAAACCTGTAATTCCCAGATACATTGGCGAATGTTTTCTAAAGATAGCAACTCACTTATCATTTAAACCAAACTTTGTAAACTATATGTTCAAAGATGATATGGTATGTGATGGTATAGAGAACTGTGTTCAATATATTGATAACTTCAATCCAGATAAGTCTAGGAATCCTTTTGCATACTTCACACAGATAATACACTATGCATTTCTAAGAAGGATACAGAAAGAGAAACGTCAGTTAGATATAAAACAAAAGATAATAGAAAAATCTGGATATGACGAAGTTTTCGTCGCAGACGAAAGGGATAAGTCTTCTGAGTATAACTCTATAAAAGATGCTGTTCAGTATAGGACTAATAGATGAAACCAACTAATGAACCTAGGTTTACCCCTGATGGGAATGAATACAATCCCGATCTGCATAAGAAACCTACAGAAAATTTAGAGCAACTTATGCAAAGATTTACCAAGAGACTAAAACAGGTAGATCCTAAAGATAAAGAAAGAGTATCTTATCTTCAAGGTTGTATAGATGTTGTTGAATATCTGGCAACAGGAAAACTACCAAATGATGGAAATCATGATGGTATGAAACCACATAAACCAAATAAATCATATCTAACATTTCAAGAAAAGGTAGACTTTGATCCAAGACACTAATTATGAAACTAACTCAAGAAATTATTGACCAGATTCAAGAAGCAATGAATCATACAAAGAAAGATGGTACAATAAACTGGCAAGATGGTGATGAAATTGAAGTCAATGTCGCAGGAACATTTGCTGCTGACAGATTTATTGTGATAAACAACAGATCAAAGAAACCATGGCAACCATCAATCAATAGCAAACATCATCCTGATAATCAGAAATGAGAGTAGACAGACACAGAAACATTGCTGATGAACTGGAAGCAGAGTTATTATCTGAACTAGAGGGCATTACCACACAACTACGTGGCACTATGAAAAGACTGACTAGAGCAAACTCCATGGGGAGAACTGCAAAAGTCATTGAAATTGAGTATGATGTAAACGAATGAAAGTTGCTATTATTACAGATCAACACTTCGGTTTCAAGAAAGGTTCTAAACTATGGTTAGATTACTTTCAGAAATTTTATGATGACATATTTTTTCCTACACTAGAGAAACATGGTATAGATACTATTCTAGATCTAGGAGATACTTTTGATAACAGGAAGGGTGTGGATCTATGCTCTCTCAATTGGGCAAAAGACAATTACTTTGATCCTATTCGAGACAAAGGAATGTCAATGATTAGTATAGTTGGCAATCATACTGCTTTCTATAAGAATACTAATGATATAAACACTATAGATTTGATGCTTAGAGAGTATGATAATATACGTATTCTTCAAGAGTGTGAAGAGATAACTGTAGGTGGGTTACCAATACTTTTTATACCTTGGATCAACTCAGAGAATGAGGAAAGAACATATAAGATGGTGAAGGATAGTAAGTGTAAGGTTGCTATGGGTCATCTAGAACTAAATGGGTTCGTTGCCACACACGGGCACGTAATGGACGTAGGAGCAGACTTTGAGTGTTATGACCACTTTACCCATGTGTTCTCAGGACACTACCACACAAGGTCAAATAACGGTAAGATATATTACCTAGGCAATCCATATGAGATGTTCTGGAATGATTGTAATGATAAAAGAGGATTCCACATATACGACACAGAGAAACTAACTCTCAAGACAATCAATAATCCGTATCAGATGTATAAGATTATCAATTATGCTGATACACCTAGACAACTGACTAAGTTTGAGGAGTATAGGAACAAGATAGTCAAGGTTGTAGTCAGACAAAAGA